GAAGCAGCGCGCCAGTCTTTTACAAATATTATCAACGCCGCACCTCAAGCGGTAACTAAAGAAACCATCGCAGAGATAAAGAGTCCTGCGGCTGTGCAGCATTTAGTAGGGATGTTGACCGCGTTTGACTGGGAGTTCATCCATCAAGCCCAAGAGATTAGAGGCTATTGTGTTGCACAGCTCTTAGAAGAAACAAAAAACTCCAACGCTAACATCCGCATCAAGGCGCTAACAGCCCTCGGTAAAGTTACAGAAATCGGGCTCTTCACCGATAAGATAGAAGTCAAACAAGCGGAGTTGTCCGACGATGACATCGAGCAGCGCATCAAAGCCAAGCTACATAGCTTTATGAAAGTGGTTGACGTTATAGACGCCCAAGACGTTATCGAGTATCCTGCGAACGAAACGCCACTAGAAAGCCCTGATGAACATATCTGAGTTCACAACGCTAACCCCCAAAGAGATTGCCGCTATTCAACTAGCGCTGCCCTCAATGAGTACTGCCGATAAAATCGAGCTGCTAGAAGATTTAGACGTGCGTGAAAAACGTGCGCGCCTAAGTGCCGCACAAAACAACATGCTCGGCTTTGCAACAGAAGTGTACCCAGGGTTTAAGATCGGGCCACACCATCGTAAGCTAGCAAAGATATTCACCGACGTTATTGAAGGTAAGAAAAAACGAGTAATTATTAATATCGCACCACGGATGGGTAAGTCTGAGTTTTCGTCATACCTATTCCCCGCATACTTCTTAGGCAAGTTCCCAGATAAAAAGATTTTGATGGGCACACATACTGCCGGTTTGTCAGAAGATTTTGGGCGGCGCATCCGTAACCTAGTCGAAGGAGAAGAATATGCTAAGGTATTTCCTAGAACACAAGTTGCTAGCGATCAAAAAGCGGCTGGTAAATGGTCTACAAGCTTGGGTGGACAGTATTACGCAGCCGGGGTTGGAGGTGCCTTGGCTGGCCGTGGCGCTGATCTTTTCGTTATTGATGACCCACATTCAGAACAAGATGTAAAAGCCAACAGTAAGCTCGCCTTCGATAGCGCATGGTCTTGGTTTCAAACTGGCCCACTACAACGGTTAATGCCGGGCGGTGCGATCATTGTTATTATGACGCGCTGGGGTAAGCTAGATCTGACCGGGCGTATTATTGAGTACCAGACAAAGAACCCTAACTCTCCTCAGTGGGAGATCGTAGAGTTACCCGCAATACTTAATGAGGGCACAGAGGATGAAAAGTCTTTGTGGCCAGAGCAATGGCCACTTGCCCAGCTTAAAGCAACGAAGTCTAGTATTGATCCGCAATACTGGAACGCGCAGTACATGCAGAATCCTACGAGCAACAACGCGGCTATTATTTCTAGGAAGTTGTGGCGTATATGGGAGGGAGCTAAACCTCCAGCGTATGACTTCTGTATTCAAACATGGGATACTGCACATGAAGTATCTAATAGCGCCGACTATTCTGCATGTACTACGTGGGGCGTTTGGGTAAATGAAGAAGAAGGCAATGAGCATCATGTTATATTACTAGATGCTTTTAAAGAACGCATGGAGTTCCCCGAACTGAAATCCTCCGCGCTGAAACAGTACAAGGAATGGGAACCAGACTGTTTGATCGTAGAAAAGAAAGCTTCGGGCGCACCCTTGATCCAAGAACTACGTAGAACAGGCATTTTGGTACAAGAATTTAGCCCTAGCCGAGGAAATGATAAAACAGTTCGCTTAAATGCTATCGCAGACCTATTTAGTTCTGGTAGAGTGTGGGCACCAGACACACGATGGGCACGAGAAGTAATTGAAGAAGTTGCCGAATATCCTATGGGAAGCCACGACGACTTTGTGGATTGCGTGTCTTTGGCGTTATCAAGGCTACGACAAGGGGGGCTAATTGGCACAAGCAATGATGAACCAGAAGAACCTACATACTTTAAACGGCAGCACCGAGGATACTATTAATGGCTACTAATTTTGATAAAGCATCATACCAAGCGCCTAAAGGCATGGATCAAACGGACGATGACACACTAGAGATAGAAGTGATCGACCCAAAAGCCATCAATATTAAGCATGGTGACACTGAAATTGAGATTATCCCTGACGAAGGCGATGATTTTGCAGCTAATTTGGTTGATTTTATCGAAGATAACAAGCTTCAATCGCTTGGCCATGACCTGTTAGAAGACATTAGTAACGACAAAAATAGCCGAAAAGACTGGGAAAAAGCCTATGTAATGGGCCTAAAACTCATGGGTTTGCAGTACGAAGAGCGTACCGAGCCTTGGAATGGCGCATCTGGCGTGTTCCACCCAATGATCACCGAAGCGGTAGTTCGCTTTCAAAGTGAGACGATCACCGAGATGTTCCCAGCCTCCGGCCCCGTGCGCACAGCCATCTGGGGTAAAGAGTCCCAAGAAAAGAAAGATGCTGCAGCGCGTGTCGAAGAAGATATGAACTACGAGCTCGTTGAGAAGATGCCAGAGTTTCGACCTGAGCAAGAACGTATGCTATGGAGCTTGCCCGCTGCAGGTTCGGCGTTTAAGAAAGTCTACAAAGACCCACGCATGGGGCGACAAGTCTCCATGTTCATCCCAGCAGAGGATGTTATCTTGCCATACGGCTGTACAGATCAACGTACATGCCACCGCGTAACGCATCGTATGCGTATGACCAAGAATGATATTTTAAAGCTCCAGCGCAGTGGCTTCTACGATGACGACGATTTGCCAGAACCAACAAAGATGTCGGACGAGATTCAAAAAGCCAAAGATCAAGAGACAGGCTTTAACGACATTAACGATGACCGCTATACTTTATATGAAACCCTAGTTGACTTAGACCTCCCAGGCTACGAAGACAAAGATTCTGAGGGGGAAGAAACAGGTATCGCCTTGCCCTATGTCGTTACTGTAATGGAAGGTACCGGACAGATTCTTGCTATCCGCCGTAACTGGCGCGAAGAAGATCCCCTCAAACTTAAACGTCAGCACTTCGTACACTACCAGTACATCCCAGGCTTCGGTGCGTATGGCTTCGGGCTATTCCATTTGATCGGTGGTTTTGCTAAGTCAGCAACAAGTATCATGCGCCAGTTGATCGACGCGGGTACACTATCTAATCTTCCAGGCGGGCTTAAATCACGGGGCCTTCGTATTAAAGGAGATGATACCCCGATTGCTCCTGGGGAGTTCCGCGACGTTGACATTAGTTCAGGTGCGTTGCGCGATAATATTCTTCCACTGCCATATAAAGAGCCAAGTCAAACGCTGTACACGTTACTAAATAACATCGTTGAAGAAGGTCGTCGCTTCGCTGCTACTGCCGATATGAAGGTTAGTGATATGTCAGCGCAGGCACCAGTAGGTACAACGCTGGCGCTGTTGGAACGTCAACTTAAAGTAATGACGGCAGTACAAGCCCGCATCCACTACGCGTTTAAACAAGAACTACAACTGCTGGCTGAGATTATTGCAGAAGACTCCCCGGAAGACTACGACTTCGATCCTGAAAAAGGTAGCCGCAAGTCCAAGAAGGAAGACTTTAAACATACTGACATCATTCCTGTCAGCGATCCAAATGCAGCGACCATGAGTCAACGCGTCGTTCAGTACCAAGCTGTTATTCAAATGGCACAGATGGCCCCACAGATTTATAACCTGCCGGAGCTGCACCGCCGTATGCTGGACGTACTGGGTATTAAAAACCCAGATAAACTGATCCCTATGACAGATGATCAAAAGCAAACAGACCCCGTATCGGAAAATGCAAACATCTTGCAAGGTATCCCAGTAAAAGCATTCCAGATACAAGATCATGTGTCGCACATCGCCGTACACCAAGCTGCTATGCAAGACCCTAAGATTCAAGCGATGATCGGGCAGAACCCACAAGCACCAATGATTATGGCCGCTGCACAGGCGCATCTGGCCGAGCATACGGCGATGGAGTACCGCAATCTTATCGCACAGCAAATGGGCACACCGTTACCACAACAAGGCGAAGCAATGCCACCACAAGTGGAAGTCGCCCTTTCAGCAATGATGGCAAAAGCCGCACAGCAGCTATTACAGCAGCATCAACAAGAAGCCGCACAGCAGCAAGCCCAACAGTCTCAGCAAGATCCTGTGGTACAGATGCAACAGCAAGAGCTACAGTTACGTCAGCAAGAGCTACATATTAAACAGCAAGAAGTACAGATCAAGCAGCAGCAAGCAACAGCACAGACACAGATTGAGATTCAGAAGATGCAGAATAGCCTTAAAGTACATACTGACAAGCTGGCACTGGATCAAGAGAAGACTAAGGGTAACTTGCAGCTCGGCGCAATGAAGGTAGGGGTTGATGTACAGCGCTCAAAACATCAGCAAGCGTCCCAAAATAGCCAAGCAGGGTTGCGTACGGGCTTAGAAATTGCCAAGCACAAGAAAGAGTCTGCACTACAAGAAGCACAGATGGCAGCAGATGCAAAAGCCCAAAGTCAGCCTAAGCAACCTAAGCAACCTAAGCAACCTAAGGAAGCAAAATGATTGATCACTTTGCCCGAGTACTAATAAGTTCTATCCGAAAAGATATGAACAACTATGCCGACGATATTGCAGGCGGCAACTGTAAAAATTTTGAAGAGTACCAAAAACTTTGCGGAGTTATCCACGGTCTAGCTATCGCAGAGCAGTATATTAAAGACCTTGCTAAAAACATAGAGGAAGATGATGAGTAATTTGATTTTGCCACCGGGTTTAACCCTCCCACGTCAGATACAGCCACAAGTGGCCCCTGAAGCAACTGATACCGACGAAGAAAAAGCAACGATGTTGCCCGAGCCTTCTGGGTACAAGTTACTGTGTGTAGTCCCTGACGTATCAGAAAAGATTGCCGGTAGTATGTTGCTCAAGGCTTCTGAGTATGCGCGCCAAGAAGAACATTCTACCACGGTACTATTTGTGGTTAAAGTGGGCCCAGATGCTTATGGCGACAAAGCCAAATTTACAAGCGGCCCTTGGTGTAAAGCAGGTGACTTCGTTGTTGTCCGGGCATATGCCGGTACACGATTGAAGATCTATGGCAAAGAGTTTCGTCTTATTAATGACGATCAAGTCGAAGCAGTTGTCGCTGACCCTCGCGGCATTACTAGAGCATAAGGAGCAAGACCATGGCATTTAAATTCCCAGATGAAATCGAAGCGGAAAAGGTTACTGCTGCAGCGCAAGAAGATGACTTTGAAATTGAAGTTGTTGACGATACCCCTGCAAAAGACCAGAACCGCAAGCCTTTAGAAAAAGAAGTCGTTGACCCAACAGAAGACGAAATCGAAAACTATTCCGAAGGCGTCAAGAAGCGCATTCAAGAGTTGACCCATGCTCGGCACGACGAACGTCGGGCTAAAGAGCAGATTCAGCGTGAGCGTGAAGAACTGGAACGTATGGCCCAGAACTTGTTGGATGAAAACAACAAGCTTAAACAGTACGTGAACAACGGTACTCAGGAGTATTCAGTAACCCTGAAAGCTGCTGCAGAAGGACAAATGGAAATGGCGCGGCGTAATTACAAAGCTGCCCAAGACGCGTTTGATACCGATGCTATCATTGCCGCACAAGAAGCGATGACAGAAGCTAAGTTTAAGATCGAAGCTGCAAAGAATTTTCGTCCAAGTGCTTTACAAACAGATGAAACTCCTGTAAAACAGTATCAGCAAGCACCTCAAGCGGTGCAGCCCGACGAAAAAACACTGCGCTGGCAGGCACAAAACCAGTGGTTCGGGGCTCCAGGATTTGAAGAACATACCAGCTTCGCACTAGGGCTGCATCAAAAACTAGTCAACTCGGGCATCGACCCGCAATCCGACGAATACTTTTCGACTATTAATGGTCGCGTAAAAAGCACCTTCCCTGATTTATTCGGTGAAGAAGCACGCCAGACAACGACTCCAGCTAAAAAGTCATCAAGTGTTGTAGCCCCGGCAGCACGTTCTACTGGGACAAGAAAAATCCAATTAACCCAAACGCAAGTAGCGCTAGCTAAAAAATTCGGATTAACCAATCAACAATATGCAATTGAAGTGATGAAAGCGGAGAGATAATATGGCAATTGATACTAAAATTTCACGGGAATTAAGTACCCGAGATAAAAATGCACGGTACGAGTACAAGCCTTCCAGTATTCTTCCAGACCCCACCCCTATTCCTGGCATTGCATTTCGCTGGGTAATGACCGCCCTTTTGGGTGTATCAGACGCTACAAATATGTCGCGTAAGATGCGGGATGGCTGGGAACCAGTTAGAGCCGAAGATCATTTAGAGTTGATGCTCCCAGGTAATAAAAATGGTAACGTGGAAATTGGTGGTTTGATCCTTTGCAGTATGCCAGAAGAACGGTTAGCAGCACAGGCCCGATACTTTGCCGAGCAAGCGCACAATCAGATGGAATCAGTAGATAACAACTTTATGCGGGATAATAACCCAAAAATGGCAAAGTTTTCAGAGAGTAAGTCTGAAGTGTCACGGGGAAGTCGTTTCGGTTCAGGAACTAAATAACATAGGAGTCTTTCATGGCTTATCCAAACGTAACAGCACCATACGGCCTAAAACCCGTAAGTTTGATCGGTGGGCAAGTATTTGCGGGTTCTACTCGCAATCTGCCAATCCAGTACGGTTATGCAACTAACCTTTTTTATGGCGATGTTGTTAAACTCGTACAAGGTTTTGTAGTTGAATCTACAATCACTTCTAGTAACGGCGAGACGACTCCCGG